GCTCTGCTGGTACTGGTAAAACAACAATGCCCATGTACAAAGCGATTGAAGAGGTGTTGAGTAAGGATAATTCGTTTGAGCGAGTTGTCGTTGTTCGTAGCTCGGTGCAAAGCGGTCGGGATGTTGGCTTTTTGCCAGGTAGTCTTGAAGAGAAAATGGAAGTATTTGAGCTGCCATACAAAGAAATTTGCCAAATGCTGTTCAAGCGCGGTGATGCTTGGGATAGATTGAAAGAACAGGGTCATGCTCGGTTTCTATCGACAATGGCGTTACGAGGAATCTCACTGGATGATTCAATCATTATTGCAGATGAGATTCAGAACTTTAACTGGAGTGAAATCTATACACTAATGACACGAATAGGTCATCGGTCCAAGGTAATTTTTTGCGGCGACTTCAGACAAACAGACCTTATTCACTCGAGAACTGATAAGAGTGCTTTTCAGGATTTTATCAAGGTCGCCCGTGCTATGAAACACTTTAGTGAAGTATATTACACACCGGACGATATCGTCCGCAGTTCATTAACAAAGGACTGGATTATTCGATGTGAGGAGTTTGGGTTTTAAACAATGGGGCTACGGCCCCATTTCCTAAATACACACTATCGCAATCATAGATAGTGCAATGCAATTCATTTTTACCAATAAGTCTAGTTGCTGTGGCAAGGGCCCATCCCAACTCACATCCGCCAAGTATGCTATCGACGCAGCAAATGCGTATAACTCAGTACTGCAAGCGCTTGATCGATTTTACACAAACTATAGAATTGATCCTGCAGGAGTTATACTCAGTGCAGATGAGTTAGCAATATTGCAGGCAAATTTACCCAGTTCAGAATTTTCGCTTGTGCACAACGTTCTCCATTTGAGAGCATACCCAATCACAGTGATCTAATTTTTATGCCATTAGTAAGCAGCATGTTTACCTCCGCTATGATAGCTGAGGAACGAATGAAAGTATGCAAGCAGTGTCCACAACTCAGTGTAATTAAGTTGTGCAAAGTTTGTGGGTGCATTATGCCAGCTAAGGTCAGGATTCGAACTGCTGGATGTCCAGAGGGAAAGTGGTTACCAATCGAAGATGATGGCCAACTACACTTTGTCGATGATCAAGTCTGGGAGCAGCAAGAACAAGAGATTAAGAAGACTAATCAGGCGATTTAATAGCGGCTATCGAGGATCGCTTCAACCATCTCAACTGCTTGTGCAATTGAGTTTGCAGACGGGAGTTCATACCGCGTGCAGATTGCTGCTACATAATCTCGGCGCCAAAATCCAGGTGGACACACAACAATTAGCGACATTTTTGGGTCATCAGCTAACAAGCCAAGTTGAACCAGCGCATCAGGCGATACCGATGTTGGGTCAAAAAACAATACGACAATATCCGCTGCTATAGCATGGGTGAGTTCCCAAGCAATCTGCGCATTAAATTCAGGATGATCAGGAAGTTGAATCGAGGCAGCGTCGCTGACACGGCGGGCGTTAAACACAATAATGCTGCGTTGCTGTAAAGCATTGATTACCTGTGTTTGCCAGGGTACTGTCGGATTGTGTTCAATTGAGCCAATTAAACAAACAGTTGCTGGCTTATGAGACCACCACTTTGTGTCCGGTACATACAGTGCCGGAGCTTGCACTACTTTCAACGTAGAATCCCCATTACATCACGTTGCTTCAAGAAAAGGATCTTTTGATTTTCGAGTTCGACGATTTGGCCAGTACCCTTATTGAATAGTACTTTGTCACCAGATTTGATTACCATCTCATCTAATCGACCATCAGTGTAGATCCCTGGACCGACATTGGTAACGGTACCAGTCTCAACGCCTTGTTCTGGACGTTTTTGAATTAGTACAATGCCACCGTTGGACACAGACTCAGGGATGTCAAGCTCAATTGTGATAAAATCGTGTAGTGGATTGATTTGCATGATGTGGCATGGAGTGAGAGTTATGACGTATGTATGGACGAAAAAAAGGACCACATTGGTTAGCGCTGTATGTATTGTTCAAAAATAGGAGGAATAAACTCCTTGAGGTTGTCACGAGAGCCCACGTTCTCCCTCCACCCCAACATTTGTAAGTTCGATGGATCGGCACACACCTCAACAGGGACATCGTGATTATAGCAATACCGAATGGGAACAATATGGTCGATGTGGTAAGCACCTTCTGTACCTGCTCGGCCTGTTGGGAGGTTATTTGGATTGATCCGAGCACTATGCAGTCTGTAGTGCTGTTTAGTTAACTTCGTAACAGCAGACTTATACAACTTCCACTCCGTAGCAGTTTTTTGCCACTCGGCGCTGCGTTGTTTGCTGTTGGCTGTGATGGTTGCATTTTTCCGCACTCGTGCACAAATTGGGCAACTCACTCCTCGAGTAAGCAGATTTTTCGAGGATGTAGTAAACGTGTGACCACACGTTTCATTTCTCACTGTGACTAAAACGGGAACGCTTTCGCCAGGTTTGTTTTGCACGTATTGTCCATTCCAATCCGAAACTACAACGATCCCTCGTTCTGCTAATTCCTGCACACTGCTACGACGGTTTGAGTCGCGTTTTTCAACAACTATACGCTCAGTACACTTCGGGCACCCACCTTTACCCCATTTTTTGTAATTTTGCACTTTTGAGATAGGAGTTGCGGACCACGTGTGATGACACGTTACGCATTGCATTCGATGATGCAGTTTTGCGCCTCTATAAGGCTCGAGTAATTTAATCCCAATATCTACGAACTGTTCTGTGTACATAAATTCTCCCACTTGCACAATACTAGTATTTATGTTAGGTCTCAACCTCGTAGTAATATTCACTATTTCCTAGCAGGTAAAAGAAAAGGTCCTTTAAGACCTTTTCTTTATTGATGACCGCAGTTTAGTGCGGTTTAGTTCCTAACTTTCGTGGATTAAGCGAAGGATACGTTGGAACAAGTGATTTTACCATAATAATCAGCTGAGTTTCCAAGCGATGTTGCTGTGTTTGTGAACTGAGCTTTTGCATAGCGAGTCATTAGAGACATCACTGGTTGCATTGTCACAGGGTTCATGATAACACCAGTTGACATTAGTGGAACGTATGGGCAGTAGAAGTAACCAGCATCTTGCTCGCCGTTTCCGCCCTTGTATCCAACTAGGATCTCGTCGTCACCAGTTCCGCCCATTTCGGTAGCGGTAACTTGATTCCACAAGTAGCTGTATACTTTGATCGAACCATTTAGCGTACCAACCAACATCGTGTTGTTTGGACCCTTGAATGAACCTGCAATCGCTGGAGCAAACACTGACTTAGCAGCGCTTTGCAAGATTGACACGATCATTGGGGAAACAACGATGAAGTTAGCAATACCACGACGAGTCTTACGACCGATTTCGTTCGCAACTGCATTGATTAGAATGCCTAGTTGTGCAAAACGATCGCCACCGAATGTTGGACGGTAGTAGCCAGGTGTGCCTGGTAGTGAACCGTCCCAGTTGGAAACTGTACCAGCTAGAGCTAGCAAGTCGCTGATGATTTCGTTGTCAATTTCTTGAACGATTTCAGCAGACATACCTGTTGTCATTTCTGTTTCGATGTTCATACCGTGCTGGCTGTTCAAATCCTGCATTGCTTCAATGGTCCAACCAGTTTGCAACTTGCGGCTCTTTGACTCAACAGCTTGTGATACGAGTTCCAAAGAAACCTTACGGCCACCAGAACCTTCAAGCTGACCACCAGAACCACCGACTGTGCAGCCGTCTAGTGCAGAGAAACCTGCGTTTGCGCCCCAACCTTGACCTGATGGAACACCAGAGATGTTGGCACGTGGAGTTGCGTCGATACCAGATGCGCCTGCTGCTGGAACGCTGTCAGTAGCGCCAGAGTAGAAGCGACGAACTGGCTCGGCGTTACCGAACATTTCTTCACCAGCTGTAACAGTGCCTGGTGCAGGAATTGTTTCGTTATACTTGTAACGCATTGAATACACGATACCTACTGGTGCCTTCATTGGCTGAACACCAACTAGCTCAGTTGCAATCGTACCAGGAATAATACGACGGATCATAGGGATCAGAATGTTACGGAAGCCAGCGATATCTTGCGCAGCGATTGCGCCTGATGCTGCTGATTCATTCAAGTTGTACTGCTTTTGGTTTTCCAAAAGTGTGTCAACTACTTTACGCTTGTCGCCAGCTAGGCCAGTTAGCAAAACTTCTTTTGTTTCGCTCCAATTTTCGAATAAGTTCATTTAAATTTTCCTTAATGAGTTGAGTGCTTGTGTAAAAATATTACATCAATCCCGCGCTTTGCAAAAGGCGCTTTTTATCGTCTTCAGTCAGACCAACCGATTCGGTTACAACGGCTTTTTTAGCCATGGTATCACCAGTTCGTAGTTTGACAGCCTTGGGATCTACTTTTGACTCAGCTAGTACTTCTTTAGGTTCCTTCTCTGATTGTGTCCCCGCTTGTGGTGTACGCTCTTGTACATCTTCCTTGATTACACGATCGATAAATCGGTCGTATGTTTCTTGCAACTTGTCGGTAGCGACAGTTGCTAGAATTGTTTCCATCACTCTGCGTGACTTACCCACGAGTGGCGTTAGCACGGTTGTTAGGGTTTGTGTACGGGTGATGTTGTTTAAACTTTCTTTCAAGTTTTCATTTTCTTCTTCTGCTGCTTTTGCTTGTGCAGTTAGTTTTGCTAGTTGGTCTGCAACGCCTGTTGTTCGAGCATAATACTGCTCAAACTCGTCACGAAATCCTTCAAAAATCTTTGCGCCAAGTGCGGTTCGCTGAGATTCGATTAAGTCTTCACGAATCTCTGCAAATTCTGCATCAACGACTGTGTCTAGAAATGTATCTAGCTTTTCAACCAGCGTTTTGATGTCAGTCTTTGTGGACTGAACCAACTCTTCGCGGGTTTCGACTAGGCGGGTAGCGTGCTCGAGCTCTAGATCGCGAAATGCTTCAATATCCGTTTTGTGGGCTTCAATGTGTTCATTGAGGGAGTTGCCGACTTGTTGCGAATATTCTTCAATCGCCTTGTTAATCATTTCGTCAATCGACTCAACTAGAGTGTCACGTTCCTTGACGAAGTCATCAGCAAAGCGAGCTGTTAGCTCCTCAGTAACTTCAGATCGAGCTTGTTCCTTAGCTTCTTGAATAACGGTTTCAAACGTTGCCTTGATCGAAGACTTCGTGTCTTCCGTCAACACGTCGTTTTCGAGCAGTTTTTGTAGCAATTCGGTTACCATATTACATCATCCTTTGTGTCGATTTAACTTACCGAGTGTAAGTGCATTTACTTTATTTATGGGGTTCGTGTGAAACAGTGGGAAAAAAAGGGTTACCCTACGGATATCCGTTCAAAATTCCCCAGCGATAATCCGATCGAGCAGCGCTGCTCGATCGATAATTAATGTGTTATTTGTAACAGTAGATCCCGCACCGGATCCACTTACTGATCCTAGCTTATCTTTGTGTTTTTTGATGTCAGCTTTTTGTTTGATTGCATCGAGTGCTGTATTGAGAGCTTGAATCGAAACCTCTCCCATTCTTGGTAATGCACGTGGATCTGCATATGCCATTTGCTGCTTCATTTGAGTTGCAACCGCCATTGCTTCTTCGTGGACGGCTGATAGCTCAGTTTCAATTGCTTGGTCTTTATCGTCGTACTGTGCAGTTGCTGCAGCAGGGACTGCCTCAGGAAGAGTTGCTGTTGGTATCGAGAGATTTGTTGAGTGCTCCTCCAGATCAAACACTTGTTCCAGCGGATGGGAGATATTAACAGCTTGCATTTCAATACGACTTTGGTGTAGTATTTACTATGCAAGCTGCTGGGGTACAAAAATACCTAGGTCAGGCTGTCTCTAGCCAACCTTTATTTTTAGACCAACGGCCGACCATTTTGCCGGTGTCTTTGCAGATTGCAGTTGCGGTGGTGTCTGTCGCTTTAATTCGATATTTCTTGGCTGCTTGTAACCACTTTGCTTTATTGCTAAAGGTTGATGTTTCGTCCGCCTCAGCGACATATGACTCCCTGACGGAAGCGGTTGCACATGCATCGTCCATGCGGCGGCAGAATTCATCGTGTAGATGCTCGCACGATCCCTCCGACTTAGCGATCTTCCATGTCTTGCAAACAAGGGTACCGTCTGCTTTGTTGAGAGCGTCGTGAAGGTTGTCAAGGATGCGGATATCATTACGTAGGAGATCGGTTTGTTCTGGATCATCAGTCTCCGCTAAGTGATCAACAATTTTTTGCATTGCCTCTTTGATTTCGCCAAGGTCAAACTTAGATACCCAATCCAGCTTAGGCTCTGGTGGCTGTTCTTTTTCGATATCGCGTGGGTTATCTACACCTTCCACGTCGGCTTCGGTTACAGCTGTATCTGTAGCTGGGCGCCAACGCTTGATCTCAGACTTTGCAGTTCCGAGTGCATCCTCTCTATCGTCAGTAAAATAATCAGCGTCTTTTTGGTATACACCATCGACGTAGAATTTAACAATGAATTCACCGGTATCCGAATCTTTGTAAATTTTAGCAGTCTTATTACCTGTCGTTTGCTTTGTAATTAGACGAGTAGATTCTTGCTGTGCTCTCGATTTCATGATAGCTGCCTGCATCTCGCTTTGACCAGCTCCAGCACGCCGTGCTTCCGCTGATAGTGCCGAACGCTGTTGATCGGTAGTTGCTGCGCTAAGTTCACCAAGGATTGCGCTGCGGTTGCGACCAGTATTTCGTCCACTGTAGTCGGTCACGCCTTCGTTCATTGCCCCGCTCTTGTACTCAGAATATGGGTGAACTCTCATAAACCATCCGGTCATCGACTCAACTTGAGCTGCTGGGATCACTGGTCTTGCAATTAACAAATCTTTAGCTGCTTTTTTGTAACTTCGCTCATCCGCGAGGTGCGGCATGGATTGAATTTCTCTGTATATGTTTGCAATAATTTGAGCATGTACTTTTGATGGAGACATTTCTTCGGTGAGTCCTTCTGTAGTAGTTAATTTCTTTACCCGATTACCAGCTAATCCAGATACAAATTTAATTTTTGCACCTGCCAATTGCTTCAGCACCTCAGGTGGATACTTGTCCATCTTTTGGATTAGTGTTTTGTATGACGGCGTAGCCGGGTCAATTGTGCTAATGTTTGCATATGATGCACGAAGAGTGTCAAGTTGGTCTGGTGTGAATAGCTTCATGATGAGATACTAAAGATGATTATGTATTTAGCTTAGA